TGTTTTACATTCAAAAATACCTTTTAAAGCTGTTTTGACTTCTAATAATTCGCCGTCTAAACTTGCTCGGATAAAATTAAAATCTTTATGTATATGTAAATCATAAGGGCTATGGGTTACTTCATATTGTGGATAATCGAGCTTAAAAAGTTCTCTTAAATATTCCTCCGCTTTCTTGCCATATATTACGCAAGGTTTTCGGCTTATATCTTCGCTTTTTGCTCGTCCTGTTTTTTCTCGCCATAGCTCAACATTGTTTTTATAAGGGTTTAACCCTAAAAGACTGGCTACATCTGATCCGCCTATACCTTTGGATCTTCCTGTGTGCCAGTCTTTTTCGTTGTTAATTCTTTCTATTATATGCCCCATAATATAGCCTCGTCCATTTCTGCCTGTATTTCGGGGTAGTCGTTGTGTTCTTCCCAATAATCGCAATCGCATTCTTGGCAATTTTCGCAATTATAAACGGGCTCTCTTGCGACGTCCCCGTCCTGTGGTTCTAAATGGACTGCTACGACTTTTGGCTCACAAGGGGCTGTGTGTTGTTCAGCCTGTTTAAATAGCCAGCTATCGTAATCGGTCATTATGCCACCGCCCTATATTGTAAAAGTTTGTTGTAGTAAAAATCTAAATCCGCTGGAGTCTTAATAATCTCTTTTAGTGTGATGTCTGCTCTTTGGAAAGCTGGGATCTCGATTTGTCCTGTTGTAGCGTCTTGATCCTCGTAAAATTTGATTACCGCTCCTCTGATTTCAAAATATTTGCGTCTGTTTTCTTGTCTTAATTTAATTAGTTTTTGTGCTTTCTTATTATTGATGAATTTTTTAATATTATTAAACATTTTTTACCGCCTTTCTTTTTATAAAGCCCCGCCCCATTCCTGAAACGGGGCAATATATGATTAAAAATTTTGTGTATTCGTCTTTACTGCTCCGCTTATAGCTTTCAGCCCGCTTAAAGCGTCTTACTCTGCGTCGGTAGTCTTACGTTATTCAGTTGTCAAAGTGCTGATTTTTCGCATTACAAAATAACGCTATTTAAGGGTTCGCCCCTTGCGTTTATTTTTTTTGTGTGTTAAAAATTAAAATGAAGTATTAAAAAAGTTATGCGGCTAAAGCCATAATTTCTTCTTTAATTTCTTCCCAATGATCCATAACATAGGTTAGCGATCTTTCGATAAGGATATTACGGCTTTTTATTTCCGGAGTTTCCTTAACGAACGTAGCACACCTATCAAGCAAATCAATAGGAACATTCATAGTTGTATTAGGTTTCCAAATCTTCTCCATAATTTCGCCTTTTCAATTTGTTTGTTCGTTCGTTGATTGTATTATTGCACAATGTCAAACAAATGTCAAGCATTTTTTTAAATTTGTGTCAAACAAATGTCAGAGGACGGGTAAAACTATGAATACGACTGAATTACAAGAAACTCTACAAAAGTTAAATTATGGTAAACTTACTAATCGTGAGTTAGCTTTTATATGGGGAATTGATGAAACTAGCGTTAGTCGTAAGAAAAGATTAGGGACACAATTAACTACTAAAGAGATTGAGGCTGTCGAAAAAAAGATTGGCAAAAGTTTGACATCAAATAATAATGAAGATGAGTTTATGGATATTCCCGTGCGTGGGGACGTTTACGCCTCTATGGGTTCAGGGATAACAGTTTATAACGAGGATCAGACAGGCGTTTATAAAATAAGCCGTGAGCTTGCCCGTGATATTGGCGTAAGTTTAAGCAATACTCAAATGATTTTTGCCAGCGGGGACAGTATGACGCCAACTATTGAGGGTGGGGACAGTCTTTTAATAGATTTGAGCAAAAAAGAAGTTTACGACGGGCGTATTTATTGCGTAAGGATTGAGGGGCAATTATACGCTAAAAGACTACAAAAGATCCCGCCATATCAAATTAAGGTTATTTCCGATAATAAGGAAAAATACGATCCTTTTTATGTTGATTTCTCAAAAAATATAGATTATGATTTTGAAGTAATCGGAGAGATCCGCTGGTGGGGGCGTGTTGCTAGATGAGGGAAGTTTTTTTATTTATATGTGGTTTTCTCGTTGTTTTTAGCCTTTTAATGTGGTTTACTGATAATTCGGTAAGCTGTGATAAAATTCCAGCGGGAGAGCGTTATAAATATGCTCGTGTGTCGGTCAATTCTGATAAATGCGTTATGATGTCGGAGAGTGAAATAAAAGACAGTTTGCTAGAGGCTCAAAGAGAAAAAATCGAGGATCTACAAGAAAAACTTTTATATACGGAGGCTGAAAGAGATTGGGCAATCCTTGAAATGGAAGAAAACAGCCCCGACTAGAGCTGTTTAAGTTTGTCATATTCCTTTTTGCTTATTTCAACAAGCGTTTTATCTGTTATACCATATTCTATTGCGTCGCATAAAAAGTCGTGTTCTGCTAATAAATCGCTTAATTCGTATTCATCTATATTGTTTGTAAGTGCAATTTCTTTTATAATATTTTTTTCCAGTTCTCTATGTTTTCTGATAATAGTTATTATTTGTTTTATCATCTTGCAAGTTTTGGAGTTTATTTTTAATAAAATTGGGTTTTTGTATTCGTCTGCTGTGTCTTTATTCAGGTTATAGTATTTCATTAAATAATCCTCCTAAATTTGCCTAGATTTATGAGGCGTCTTAAATTCTTTGTCCCGCCGTTCTTTTGGAATATTTCCCATTCTCGATCTGTCATTGATATAGTATGGCTTTTAGATAAGTTTTTTTCTTCTTTCGATTTTGTGTGAATATCTTTAGGGCGTCCCGCTCCCTCTCTTTTCCCGCCGTGCGTGTTTTTATTTTCCATTGTTCGCCCTTTCTTTTAAAATTTCGTTTATTAGCTTTTTAAGTCCTTTTAGTTCCTTTGTGGTTAAATTATCAAGGATCATTCTGTCTTGTAGTTTACTTATTTCTAGTATGTGTGTTTTTATGATTTTGTTTATTTCCCCGTATTCTTTCCCGAAAATAATGTTATTGCCGTCCCGCTTTGCTAAAAGCTTTGTTGATAGCGTTAAGGGTGCTAGGTTGTCTATATATTGCTCTTGCATTGTTTCGCCTCCGCATTGATTTTGTTATAAAGTTTTTGTTTCTTTTGTTTGTTGTATTCATACCATTTTTTTAAATAGTACATTTCTCCGTTTATTCTTGCTATTGTTCTGTTTTTCTCTGCGATAACTTCGAGCAATTCAGCTTTTGTCATATTTTGATATTTTTTCATTACGCAACCTCCTTTAAAAGGTTTTCAAAGGCTGTAAAATCTTTGCTTTCTCTAAATTCAATTTTTGTTTTGTTGTCGTGTTTTGTTATTAAGCAATCACGATAAATAAAGCCTTTTTCAGTTGTCAAAATGTTTTTACATTTTTCTATCGTTTCTGTGCTTTCAATTATATCATTAAATTTTGCAATATGATTTATAATGATGTCTAAACAATTCAAGTAATTGTCATTGATTAAAATTACTTGCTCCGCCTCATTGCTAATATGATCTATTGCTGGCTTTTTAGTTGTTGTTAATAGTGCCATTGAGTTTACATTTAAGCAAGTGTAATTACTTTTAAAATATTTCTCCGCTCCTTTTGCCATTTCTGCTGGAAATTCTTTTTTAATATCTTCTGCCGATTTAATCCAGCCTAAAAGCCTTGATACTTCAACATTTAGAGCTTTCATAAATTCAATGTCAAATTTAACGTGCATATTGCCGTTTTTATAGGCTCTATATTCCATAAAAACTTTGTCGCTTTTGTCGTACAATACGGTGCATTTTTCCCCGAAATTTTTAGGAATATCGCACAAGCCAATTTTAAAGCCTAAATTATTTGCTATTGTAAAAATGTCTTGTAAAGTTTGTTTTGCTCCGTTGTTGTAACTGTCGTCAAGTTTTCCGCTATACCAATGAGCACGGAAAGGGCTTGACATTATGATCCTATAATCAAGTGTGTAGTGGCTCACTTGTTCAGGGTTTTTAAAATTGTTGTGCCTCCATTCGCAACGCTCAAAAACTTTTTGATTGCTTTTGTATGGTCTAACATTGTCAGGACTTGAAAGCTCTTTGTAAAAATCGATCAATTGGTCGTTATAATATTCGTTTGCGTTTTTCAATACCCATAAAATAACTGGATAAAGATTTTCAAGTGTAAAATCGATTGTGTGCATTGTTGTAAATTTATCGAATAAGTTTTGACGGGTTTTTGATGTTAGGCGGTCGGTGATTTCTTCCAGCTCATCAAGTGCAAGTTTCCAGTATTTCGCTTTTGCTCCGCTTGCTTTCTTTTTTAATGCCTCTTTTACTGCCTTTTTGCTTATTCCGATTGTTTCTAAAATATCAACATCAAGCCCCGCAATAGCTTTAAAGTGATTAAAAAGTGTTGCGATCTCGTCATTATAAAGATCTACAAGTGTTTTTGCTTTGCTTTGCTCTGCGTTTACAAGTTTATTTTTTATAATTTGCTCTTGTTCTCTTGCTTGCTCCCATTCGTTTACGTCTTTTTTATCTCTCATTTTGAAAGTATCATCAAACCATTGATCAAAAGCTGTTTTGTTGTATTCGTCTAAATCTCTGTATCTGTCAATGTCTTTTCTTGTTATTCTGATAATTTCGACTTTTGCTCTTGCTTGGCGTTCTGCGTGTAGAAAATCAGCAGATCCCAAAGTTAAGGCAATTGAGCCAGTTTTTTTAAGTGCGTTTTGTATTGCCTCGCTATTTTTCCAGCGTTCCGGAATAACTAAAAAGATCCTTTTTGTGTTTGCCTCATAAATTAGTCGCTCCGTCCATTGTTCAAACTCGCTGTAAGGAGGATTGCAAAAAATGTTATCTACTGGCTTATCTAGTAGCATTGTAGCGTTGAAATCAGTTCCCAAACAAATTACATCTTTTTCCATTTTTTCAAGCAAGATTTTTGATTTTTCGATAACATAATAATTGCTTATGCCTTTTGCCTTGTCGCTTTCGTTTGGTTGCAAATCGTAATTATAACCTTGTCCGCTTTTGTATGAGTTTCTAAAAGCTGTTTCTTTTGCGTTGTAGCGGTCTTGTTGTTCTTTTGCGAACTCTAAAAAGTATTTTCTAAAATTGCAAGTCCCCGCCCCTATGTCGAGCCACTCGCCCCAGCTTGGAGCAGCCTCGTAAATAGTTTTAATCATTTCTTTAGTTGTTGGATAAAATTCAAAATCTTGCTCGTTTTCTTTTAATTCGTTTATTAACTGATTTATTGACATTTTTTATTGCTCCATTTCTTTTAGTTTTTCGTTCATTTCTGCGACGTGCTGGCAATAGCTGTAATGTTCGCATACTCTCTCGCACCTGTCTAATTTTGCGGTTATTGAGTTAATTGGGCATTTTATCTCCATTGTACAGATCCCGCCCCCTTTGCTTGGTTTTCTATCTGCCATTTTTTAAGCCTCCGTTACTTCTACATTATTTATATTTAAGTCGCCTAAATAGTTTAAAAATTCTTGTAATGTGCCCTCGTATTGGTCGTAAATTTCGCTTGGTACTTCAAATTTAATTGTTACTTGTGTCATTTTGCTTTATCCTTTCTTATATCTCTAGCCATTTCTTTGTTTGTTCTTCGCTTGGTATGTAATTAAACCAGCCCGCTCGATATAATTCTTTTGCTATTTCTTCTAATGGTATTCCGTTTTTATAATCTTCTTTTAAACTTTGTTTTATACTTTTTGCAAATATCATTTTTATCCTTTCTGCCCCGTGCGGGGCGTGTGCCCCGTTTATGCTACTGTTTGGAATGTGTCCCATAGATTAAGTGTTTTTTGTTCGCTTTCTTCTGTTTTTGCTGTTGTGATTTGTTTAACTTCTGCGATCTGTGCTGGTTGTTGTTCTGTTGCTCCGTTTTGTGTTTGTTCTGAATTAAAAACGCTGTAACCTTTATAAAATACTTTTGTTTGTTCTTCGCCGTCCTCGTCCTCTTTTGTGTTTACTATTGCTAATGTGATATAAGTTCCGTGCTCTCCTTTTCTGATTGAGTTTTTGTTATTTTTATATTGTGCAAATGTGCTCCATTCTGTTGATTTATAACCTGTCAAAAGCATTTTTAACTCTAATTGCCATACGTTCCAGCCTGAAAAATTATGTTTAGTTAATGGGTTTCTGTGGTTTGCTGGTCTTAATCCGTTTTGCCAGTAAGCTACAAATAAATGTTGATATGCAAAACCTTTGTATTTTTCGTTTAATTCTTTTGCGATTTGCTCTTTTTTTGCTCTGATTTCGTCGCTTTCTTCTTTGTCGTTTCCGTTATAAAGATCGTTGTATGCTTTTTTATCAATGTTTTTTAATGCTTTTTCTAATTGGTTGTGGATTTCTTTTAAAATGTCGTTTCCTTTTTCTCCGTAAATGTCAGGGTGATAAGTTTTAACTAATTCTTTGTAAGTTGCTTTTAATTCTGTTTCGTTTTTGCAGTTTGTAAAATAGTTTGTCATTTTTTTATCTCCTTTTTTGCTGTTTGCGTTCCTGATACTTTCATTATGGATCATCTTGATTTTTTGTCAAGTGTGGAAAATTCAAAAAAGATTGTCAAATTAGGCTCAAATCCATGCCCAGCATGAAAAAAATTCAAGTTTACAATTCGTTACAAATCATTCAAACGGAGGATAAACCCGCTTAATTTTTTCCTGTTTTTTCTGTGTGGAAAAATGGAAAAATAAAAAAGGGTTGTTTTTCTCTTGTGGTTTGGGTTTGGTTTGGGCGGGTGTGCGTGGAATAAAAAAGAAAATTGAAGAAAAATAACAGAAAATTTAATTTTTTCGGGAAAAATTCGGGAAATTTTTGGGGGCTGTTTTTTCGTTCGTTGTAGATTTTTTAAAAATAATAATAAAAAATAAAAATAGCCGTTGATCCAAGACGCTTAAATGCTGTAAAGCGGTGGAGCTTAAAAAGCCCGCATAAGTTTAAGTGTATTAAATCAAAAAAGCGGAGGGGGTTTTATTGTCTTTAAATTCCGTTTACTGCTGTAATATCGAGAGTAAAGGACGAGTTTTTATAATTCCGCCCGCTAATTTTATGAGGAGAGTTTTAATTTTTCTTGATGAGTGCCCGATCTGTGGTCGCTCTCGTGCTTTAATTAAAAATGTGGATTTTAACGGTAATATTTCAATAGTTGTAAATCGTTCAGGGGCAAAGGCTTTAGAGCTTTTAGATCGCTATAATGTACAAAATGCGGGCTTGCATAAGGTTGAAAACGGTACTAAAAATAATATGGGCTGGTACTGGTGGGACGGCTCAAAAGATGAATGGGTGCGGGATTTCAACAATAAAAAAGTTTTCAAATTAGATCAAATTAAATCAAATCTTTTTCATAATTAGACATTAGGATTATTGGCGGGGAGCTGTTCACTCCCCTTTTGTTTAAGGGTTTTTAATGTTCAAAGCGTTGTTAAAATTCTTATTTGTTATAGTTCCGTTTTTTATTTTGGGCGGGCTGGAGCTGGTGTTTTTACACAAAAGAGAGATTTATTTATACGCTTATGAAACTAAACCGCAACCAAAGAAGAAAAGCAAAAAAGATTTGAGGCGGGAGGCTATAAATAGCTTTTTAAAAGATTGTTATAAACAAAAAGGATCAAATTAAGTGAATGACAAAGCGAAAACCGACAGCGAAAGAATGGGACAAAATCAGGACTTTATACCTTAAAGGGGAAAAGCCCCGTTTTATCGTGGAAAAATTCCCCGAGCTTGATATTACAGCAAAGGGAATAAGTACAAAGTTTTCAGCTAATAAAACAACCGCAAAGCGGGACAAAATAAAGGATAAAGTCGAGCAAAAATTATTAAGTGAGATCCAGCAAGAGCAGGAGCAAGCAAACAGAGAGCTAATAAAGATTAGTAAAAAGATTGTTTCTGTGGTCGCTCAATACCTTGAAAATGAGGAGTATAAAGATTTTGCGGGCTTTACAAAAAAAGGGTTTTTCTGTGAAACATCAGAAACGACAAACACTAGAGCATTAAGAGAGATTGTAAAAGCTCTTGCGGACGCTCAAAAAATACAGCGTTTGGCGTTGGATATGGATAACAAAGACGAGGCGGAAGATATGACACCGCCGACAATTAACATCAATTTGGGAGATTTAAAAAATGAAAGTGAGCCCGATTTATAGCAATGTTTCTTTTGGTTATTCATCACCATTGAAAACACTTTATAAAAAGGGCAAATTACCTGTCAAATATGACTTTTACGGCAGTAAATTAACAAATAAAAATGTAACGCTGGAGCATTTAAAACCGCACTCACAAGGCGGGAAAACAAATTTAAAAAATTTGGTGCTGGCTACAAAAGAAAACAACCAGTTAAGAGCCGACAAAGACATAAAAGAGTTTTTAGATATGCAGAATGTCAAACGATATTTAAGCTATTTTCAGGGGCTCAAGTTCAAAGATTTTGACGGGGATCGCTATATAAGAGGAATTTGGGAAACAATTAAGGAGCTAACAAAATGATCGAGTTTACGGAGTTAATTATTAAAAAATTCCGTGCGGTCGCTTATTTAATCTTTACTTACGCTTATTTACACTTTTTCTTTAAAGGTGGCAGAGGCTCAACAAAATCAAGTTTTATTGCGTTGATCCTAGTTGTTTTAATGGTTCAGGATAAAACATTTAATGCGGTTTGCATTCGTAAGGTAGCGGACACGCTCCAAGACAGCGTTTATAACCAAGTTATTTGGGCTATTGAGCAATTGGGATTAACTCAATATTTTAGATTTAAAACAAGTCCTTTACAGATAATTTATAAACCGACTGGGCAAAGGTTTTATTTTAGAGGGTGCGACAGAGCGGAGAAAATAAAATCAATAAAATGTAAGGTCGGATATTTAAAAGCTGTTTGGTTCGAGGAGCTGGCGGAATTTTCAGGAATGAAAGAGATCCGAACAGTTACGCAATCAATCGTTAGAGGCATAAGCAATATTTTATGTTTTTATTCGTTCAACCCTCCAGAGGACGGGAAAAACTGGGTAAATGAAGAAGTCGAAAAGCCTAAAAAAAATAGATATGTTAGCCACTCAACTTATTTAGACGTACCGCCTGAATGGTTGGGAGCTGATTTTCTACAAGAGGCGGAGGACTTAAAAGAACATAAGCCCGACGATTACAACAATGAGTATTTAGGACTTACAAGCAAAACTACATTAAATATTGTCAAAAATTTTGATAAAAAGACGCAAATTAGACCGATTATTTATGATCCCGATAAGCCTTTACACTTAACTTGCGACTTTAACGTCGATCCAATGTGCTGGATTATGGCTCATAAAACAGAGGAAAAAGTGTTTTATTTTGATGAGCTTGTAATGGAGAACACGCACACGGGAGAATG